CCTTAGAAATACTTTTGGATGGACTGTTAACTTAAACGGATATTAAGATATGGAATACAAACTAAAATACACAGACGAGAAGGAAGCGTTAACAGACCTTATGGATAAGGGTGTGATACAGGACAGGAAATACGAAGATGAAGACGGCAACGTGGTTTTAAAACGCACACCTTATACAGACATTACAGAAGCGGTAGTTTACTTAGGTAAAATTGTAGATGAGCCTGCAACCTTTGATGAAGAGGGCGAGGTCTTAACCGATGCTACTTTCTTAGACGGCTATCATGTAGACGTGATGCTGAATGAGGTCGTAGACTTTGGTACAAACGAAATTAATCCAACATCACCTTCACATACTTTTGCTTAATGGGATTTTTACAGGAGAATATAGGCGTTATTTTTACAGGAGTAACGGGAGCGATAGCTTCGGTGGCTGGTTTCTTTACTGGTCGTAAACAAAAGGCATCTAAAGACAAAGAAGCGGAAAGCAACGCTTTACAGCAAATGCAAAAGGCTTACGATGCGTTTTCGATTGATATGAAAGAGAAATACACCGAGCTAAAAACCGAGCTAAGGGAAATAAAAGACGAAAACAAAACGCAAAGAGAAGATTTAAGGTCTTTACAAAAAGATAACTCTAAGCTACATTTGGAAGTCGCACAATTAACACGAGAAAACCACGAGTTAAAACAAATGGTTGCTGAACTTAAGTCAGAAAATAGTACCTTGCAGAATGAATTAAAAAAATATCGCAAGAAATGAAACTATCGGAAAATTTTAAGTTATCAGAATTTAGAAGCAAAGACGGAGCTTATACACCTGATGAGGTTAGGCACAATTTAGTTAAGTTAGCTTCACAACTCCAAACACTTAGGAACCATTTAGGCAGACGCATACATATAAATAGCGGTTACAGATCACCACAACACAATAGAGCTGTTGGTGGTGCTGATGAAAGTCAACACGTCTTAGGTAAAGCAGCCGACATAGTTGTAGATGGTTTAACACCTATTGAAGTGAAGATAGCCATAGAAGCCTTAATAGCTCAAGGCGAAATGTTGCAAGGTGGTTTAAGTGCTTATAATAGCTTCACTCATTACGACATTCGAGGTTACGCTGCTAGATGGTAAGTCAAGTTTTCTTAACTAAAAACTTGACTATTTGCAATTCGCGAATTAAGAATTGTAAAAAAATATCATCTTTACAAAAAAAACAGACATGAAAAAAAGAAAATGGTTATTTAAAAAAGAAGCTGAGTTGTTAGGCTTCACTCCAAAAGAAAACGAATCAACAAAAAACAAAAAAAGAAACCAAGCTAGGTATTATATAACTAGCGATCAATGGGAAACAGTCCAAGAGTATCGCAACGGAGGTATAATAGATGCGCACAAAGAACACGGTGTAGATCATACGCAGTCTAAATTCCTTTGGTTAAAGAATAAGAACTCATCAATCCCAGTTCAAAACCCTTTTTATAAAAAGCCAGAGGAGAAACAACTAAGCGAGTTAAAAGAAGAGCTAATAAAAGACTTGCAAAATTACACTCCTAAATTTCCAAAGTTAAAAAGGGAGTTGTCAAAAGATGCAAAGTTATTAGTTATAGACCCTGCTGATGTGCATATAGGGAAGCTCGCAGATGCGTTTGAAACTGGTAAAGAGTATAACAGCCAAATAGCAGTCCAAAGAGTAAAAGAGGGCGTGCAAGGCATCTTAAACGAAAGTAGCGGTCATAAAATAGATAAGATACTATTTGTAGGGGGAAATGATATTTTGCACACTGATACACCTAAAAGATGCACAACAAGCGGAACACCACAAGACACTGACGGAATGTGGTATCGTAACTTCTTAATGGCTAAAGATATTTATATTGATATTCTGGAAAAGTTGATAGCGGTTGCAGATGTTCACTTTGTTTTCAATCCATCTAACCATGATTACACTAATGGCTTCTTTTTAGCGAATGTAATTGAGACTTACTTTAAAAACTGTAAAAATATTACTTTTGATTGTAGTATCGCACACCGAAAGTATTTTAGATATCACAACAATATCATAGGTACAACCCACGGCGACGGAGCTAAGCAAAACGACTTACCATTGCTAATGGCAACTGAGAGTAAACATTATTCTGAATGCACAAAAAGGTACATTTATATTCATCACATTCATCACAAAGTAAATAAGGACTATCCAGGTGTAACAATTGAAAGTTTAAGGAGTCCAAGTGAAGCCGATAGTTGGCATCATAGGAATGGCTGCCAGCATTCGCCTGTTGCGATAGAGGGTTTTATACACCATAAACAACACGGGCAAATAAGTAGGTTAACTCATTTCTTTTAAATGAACTATGAGTACATTTATTTGAATTGTAATAAAGTAAGGGTAAAAATTGAATATTAACGTAACAAAGTAAAGGTAATATGAATTATTGGGAACTATTTTTAACGTACAGATGGCCGCATGAGGGTTTTATTGTAGGCTATGAGCTATTAGAAGCTGATCAAGATTACAGTTATACGACTGTTAAGTTGCATTTAGGTTTAATATCTATTGAATTTGATTATGAATAAACCATGATGTATTGGGTAAGCAAAGAATATGTAAGCCAAACAAAAGAGTATCTTTGGCACGTCTGGGAGACTGGCATCCCCAACTCTACTTGTGTAGATGCTTTTAAAGATGAGTCTTGCGCAAAAGACTATTGCAAATATTTAAACCAGTAGTAAAGAAATACTTTACAACTCAAATTCAGTTATTAAGGATTACTTAAGTACTTAAAAATAATATATTATGAAAACTAAATACACTATCACAGTGCTTTTATTTTTATTTTTAGCACTTGCAGGGTGCAAAAGTAAAAAAACGACCGTAGAACGCACGCAAACAAGCGACACGCTTATAACTAAGTCTTTGGAATATATAAGCCAGCCAATAAAGACTACTATAAAGATAGATGAGATTTGCGATAGTTTGGGAACTGTTCGGAATTTCCGCCAAGTTGAAACATCTGGAGGCAACCAGGCTAAAGTGTACACCAAAGACAACACTTTAAGTATAGATTTGCTTACTGGTATGAGCAAAACAAAGACCGACACGATTTACAAGACTGAATTTAAAGACGTTTATAAGGATCGAGAAGTTATAAAATATAAAACACCTTTTTGGATGTGGGTGTCAATAATTGGTTTATCTTTGCTTGTAATTCTGCTGGCTTATATACTTTTTAAGCCTCGATTTTTTTAGTTTTTTTCATAGTGTTTGTTTCCCCTGTCATTAATTTGGCAGGGGTTTTTTATTAAAAAAATGTTAAAATCCTTTTTTAAACAAAAGTTGCGTTTTATATTTGTCTAAACAAAAAAACAAAACGGTATGGAAACTATTAGCAAAAAAGAATTAAGTATGATTGTTGAATTTGCAACTTTGCAATTTTCTAACGCTTGTTACGAACAAGGATTATCAGTAGAAGAGGCTCGAAGAATTTTTTACACAAAAGAAGGCCTTGAAACGATTAAAAATGCAGTAAAACAATATATTTAATAATCAAGGCTAAACCCTCCAGCCTACAATGGAGGGTATTTTTTTTAAAACAAAAACACTATGGAAACAAAAATTCAAGAAGTCCAAGACTATTTTAAAAACAAAATCTTAGAAGGAGACTTTAAACTTATTCAGATTGAGCAGTACGAATGTACTTTATTAATTGATAGTAAATATCCCTTTCAAGTTTGGCTAGGTAACTTTGATAGACCAGAACTTAGGTATATTACTAAAACCTCATTTATGAACATTGAGTTAAACGATGCTGAATGTATTTATTTGCACGGTTTAATTCAATTCGACATTAGACATTACAGAACTTCAAAGCTAATTGATGAGAAGCTCCAGGAGGTCAGAGAATTGAAAGCTGAATTATTAGACAGTAACGATGAAGACTAAAATAAGCGTTACTGTAACCAACTTCGGCGATTTCTGGAAAGCCAGAATAAGCGATAAGGAAATAAGCAAAGAAACACTATTTAAATTACTGTCAATTAATCCCGACCGACATACGAGGTTAGATAGTGTTTTAAGAGGACTAGAAACTAAAGACTACTTTATTGATCTTTGGGAAAGGGATATAACTTAATTAATTAAAAACAAAAAACAATGAAAAACATTTTTAAAGCATTGGCAGATTTCCAACAAGAAGTGCCAGTAATTCACAAAGGAACAAAAGGATATGGTTATAGTTATACAGACTTACCAGCTATTTTTGAAGTCATTAATCCACTACTAAAAAAACATGGCTTAGGCTTTACGCAATTAGTTAATGATAGTTGTATTGAGACTATTTTATTTCATGTGGAAAGCGGCGAAACAATTAAAAGTTTAACTGAAATTCCTCAAAATGTAGAACTTGCAAAAATGAACCAATTTCAAGTTTTGGGAAGTGCAATAACTTATATTAGACGCTATGCTTTATCTTCGATGCTTGGACTTGTAACAGACAAAGACACCGACGCAAGCGGAGAACAAAAGCCTAAAAACCCTTTGACAAAAAAGGACTTAGAGAAGTTAGCCAGCACTTTAATAGCTATTGAGGATGTTAATAAGCTGACTAAACTTTATAACTCTGACCCAAGGTATAAGACTGATAAAAATGCAGTTGATTTATTTAAGAACCGTCATATAGAAATAAAGTAATGACAGCTTTAATTGATCTTGACAGCATCCTTTACAAGTCAGTTTATAAGATTGTAAGCGTTTCGCAAATTCGCCAGGCGTTTACAACTTATGAAACTAAAGAAGAGGTTAGGCAATGGTTTTTAGAAGAAGTTTATAACGAAGGTATAAACCGATGTGAAAACGAAATTTTAAAAACTATTGAATATTTGCAGTCAGTAATGATTGAGGAAATAACAGGTTTTGAGTTATTTATTACGACTTGTAGTAAGTCTTTTCGCAAAGAGTTATCTAAAACCTACAAATCTAATCGTAAAAAAAACAATTACGTTTGGATGCTTAGGGAGCATTACAGAAATAACGATGCTCAACATGATGAAGTCTTAGAAGCTGATGACTTGATAAGCTTTAGAGCTAAAGAACTTGGAATAGGTAATTACGTTATTGTTTCAATGGACAAAGACCTTAAACAGATAGGAGGTTATTACTGGTCATACTATAAACAAAGGTCTAAAGACTTTGACGGTAACACAATAGAAGACGAGTTCGGTAGACCTGTGATGGAATACAAACAAAAAGAAGTGCAGTACATTACACCAAAAGAAGCGAATAAACTTCTTTGGATGCAGATGTTAACTGGAGATACCTCAGACAATATAAAAGGCTTACACAGGGTAGGACCAAAAAAAGCTGAAAAAATATTACAAGACAGTAAATGCTTATGGGTTACGGTCGCCCGTGAGTACATTAAAAGAGACCAAAAAGAAGATTTTAAAATTAATTATCAACTATTAAAACTAAAGTAAAATGGCAAGTTTATCAAGTATTTATTTAAAAGCTGAAACGTTAGAAACACTAGCTAAAACAGTAAAAGCAAAAGGCGAAAAAGGAATAGAGTTAACTATTTCAATTCAAAACGAGACTAACGACTACGGTCAAAACCTTTCAGCCTTTGTGGCTCAATCCAAAGAAGATCGGGAAGCAAAAAAGAAAAGGTTTTATGTTGGAAATGGCAAATGCTTCTGGACAGATGGTTCTATTGTAGTTGCAGACAAGCAACCACAGGAACAAAAAGAAGTAAAACAAAGTCAACCAGATGACGATTTACCTTTTTAGTATGGAGCTGATAGTGTTATTATTAGTCGGAATACTAATAGCTCAGGAAATTAATTTTTAATTAATGCCCCTTCGGCTAGAAGCTTCGGGGGCTTTTTAATACAAAAAACATGACAATAGACAAAGAAACATATTTAAAAGATTACAAGACTTACGGAATAAGAAAGGTTGCTAAGATGTACAAGTTTAACATAGAATGGTGTAGGACTTTATTCCATCATTTCACAAATTACGAATACTATACCGAGACTTTTATGTTTGGCAATATTGAGAAGTGCAATGTAGTCTGCAGGGGTTTAGGTTATAAAGGCTCGTTTGACTACATTTGTCAACACGGGGCGATAGCACACCGACTAAACATATTGCCACTAATTAAAAAGACGATAGCAATGCAAACAAAAAAATATTTTTTAGTTCCGTTATTAATGGAAGGCTCAAAGTTTTGTTTGTACACCCCAGATAAAAGGGAAATAATTGTTGAGGTTAAAAACGATCTACCAAAGATGCCAAAGGGAATAGTTTACGAAAAGCAGAGAATTATAAGAAAACTTTACAAACAATACAATGAACAACAAGAAACTAGATAAAATTCAAGGAGCCATTTTAAGCAGTTATATCGCATCTTTTTACATTAATGAGGTGTTAGCTTATAAAATTCCAGAAGTGCGCCACAAAGCGAAAAAAAGCCTAAAAGATAGCGTAAAAGAGTTACAAAAGATAGAACAAAACTATTTTGACGTTATAGAAGAGGATGAGCATGGCGAGAAAATGAACATGATGTTAACTGATAACGCAATGACTTTCTTAGATTTACTAATGAAGTTTAGCTATTCAGATTTCGTACAACTTCAACAAGTTGTATCAGCGTGGCAATTAAAGCCAAAACAGGTAGAAGGTTTAACCAAAAAAATACTAAAAGAAAATGAGTAAATACAAAGTAATTACCAAAGGAATAGAAATAGACGTTTACGACATTTTAGTCGCTTATGAAGTAGTAAACCCAGCTATCCAACACGCAGTTAAGAAGCTACTTAAAGCAGGTCAGCGAGGTTACAAAGACAAGGCTCAGGATTACGACGAAGCAATCCAGAGTATAAATCGAGCTAAGGAATTGGAGGAAGCTCCAGAAAAAGACACCTCTTATTTTTTCAGAAATTTACACTGAATTAAATAATATTTGTATATTTGTTTTATGCAGACTGGACATCTCGCAAAAAATTTTAATAAAACCCTTGTTTGATTCGATAGTCCAGTCTCGATGATAGCAAGGGTTTTTAATTTAAACAATTATGAAAGATATTTCAAAAAATTACGTGCAAATTCAAGGATGGATGATTTCTAAATTAAATCTATCTGGTAATGAGTTAATTGCTTACGCTTTAATTTATGGATTTTCACAAGATCAAGAAAGTGAGTTCACTGGTTCAATAAATTATTTATGTACATGGCTTTCTGTTTCAAGACCTACAGCTATAAAAGTTTTAAAAAGTTTATCAAATAAAAACTTGATACAAAAATCGCAAATAACAGTAAATAATGTAACTTTTAATAAGTACAAGATTTCTTTAGGGGTAGTAAATAAACTTTACGGGGGTAGTAAAGAAACTTTACTAGGGGGTAGTAAAGAAACTTTACCCAATAATACTAATATATATAATACTAATAATAAAGATATGCCTACCCTTGAAGATTTTAAAAATTATGCTTTAGAAAAATCAAAGGAAAAAAATATAGACTTAGATATTCAAAAGCTAGAATTAAAATATGAGAGTTGGAAAGAATCAGGTTGGAAAGATGGACACAATAAACTAATTAAAAACTGGAAGTCTAAAATTTTAAATACAATACCATATTTAAAATCAGAAAATAAAACTCAAAATTTTATTGATACCGAAAACAAACATTTAAATAAAGTAGCAATAAAAGAATTAGACTACAATAATTTTGAAGATAAGTATAAACCTTGCTTATATTTGGTTAAAAAACTTTATAATTTTCATGTTAAAAGACATAAATCTTTAGGCAGTTTAACTGAAGATTTAATTAATAAAAAAACAGAAGATTATTATTATCACATAGAAAACCTTTTAAAAAAATACGAACCTAAAAAAATAGATAAGGTGATTAATTATATTTCTATTGATGCGGACTATGTTTATAATAAATATTCTAAATCTTTATCTATTGATGTTGGTAGTTTTGAAAGGAACTTTGCTAGAATAAATCAAGAAGCTATTAAAGATAAATTTGGACAAGCTGGAAAACTTTAAAATTAAAAAAAATGAAACACTATAACATCAAAAAAAACGTAGACAGACTTTACTGGAGGTTTTCAAATGGAAAGTTTACACCAAACCAAAACGACGTAGAAGCCTTGGATAATATTGTTGATTTTACAAACGATTGTTTAAGTCAAGAGCTAGATCAGAATAAGCCTTATCAAAAATTATACATACATTTGTTGGCTATTTATTTTAATCACTACAAAAACATCCACACAGCTCAAGGCAAAGTCCACGAGGTTTTAGGCTTGCATATAGACTACCAATATCAGAAGTTTGCAGAAGACTTTAACAGAGAGGAACTAAGCCAGTTTTTAGAAAGCATTGGCGTAGACGTTGAGAAACACCCACTAGCAAAGGCAGAAGAACAAGACGTAAAAGAACTAGAAGCAGTTAAAAACAATAAAGGTAAATGGCTTAAATATTTAGACGGTAAATGGGATTACAAAAAAATAAAACAATCCCTTAACACTCAATTAGTAAGTGCTTATAATCAATTTAAAAACGAAGACTAATGATAGAAAAACCAAAAATAAAACTAGATGAAGTTAAAGAAGAGCCAAAGGTAAACCAAGAGGAACTATTCCATAAGTCTATTATTCCACTTAATGAAAAAATAAAACCTCAGCCAGTTGCTATAAGTATAGGTTTAACAGAATACAAAGGCGAGTTTTATCCGATTCCTTTTGGGTCTTATGGAGACTTTAGCTGTATAGTTGGAGCTTCCAAATCAAAAAAGACTTTTTTTAAGTCAATGCTTATGGCGGCTTATAATGGATTTCAGTTTGACAAATTCACAAACGAAACCATAAGAGGACACTTTACAAAAGACAAGCTAGTAATAGACATCGATACAGAGCAGTCAGACTATCACAGCCAAAGAGTATTTAAAAGAGTTACAGAGATGTGCGGTTACCAGCCAGATAATTATACGGGCATAGCCTTAAGAAAATACTCACCAAAAGAAAGGCTCGAAGTTATAGAGTGGTTATTTTGTGAAAGTGATATGCGAAATGATTTAGGCTTAGTTGCTATTGATGGGGTTGCAGATTTAGTAGATGACATTAACGACCTTAAGCAATGTAATGAAATAGTAAACAAGCTAATGAAATGGTCGCATGATACCCAGAGCCACATTATAACAGTAATACATAGAAACTTTGGAAGCAATAAACCAACAGGACATCTTGGTAGTGCAATACTAAAGAAAGCTGAAACAAGTGCTTTTGTAGAAAAAACAGAAGATGACTATGTAGGAGTTAAACCAGAATACACCAGAAACATAGCGTTTGAAGAATTAGCTTTTGAGGTTCGAAATGATTGGCTACCTTACTTAGTTGATAATAATTTACTAACTTACGAAGCAAATAACGACAAACCTTTTTAAAAGTGAAACCAAAAAAAAAGAAATGCAAAGGAAACTACCGAAGCAATCATTTTGAAGGATGCGGAAAGGAAACTTATCTTTTTAAATATGGACTTTGTAAGGCTTGTTTTTCAAAATGGCTTTATAGCACTTCTGAGGGCGAAACTTATTTAAAACGACAACTAATACCACAAGCTAAAAAAGAAGTTAACACAAAGCGAAAAAAGCAGGTTAAAAAGCAAAGAGAAGAACTTAAAACACACAAAGACTGGTTAAAAGATTTACAAAAGGTATTTAATAAATACATAAGGTTAAGAGACCAAGGCAAAAACTGCATAAGTTGTAATCGAGTTTTAAAAGTTAAATATGATGCAGGTCATTTCTTTTCGGTTGGAGCTTATCCTAACTTAAGATTTAACGAAGATAACGTACACGCTCAATGCGTACACTGTAATCAGCATAAGCACGGTAATATCGCAGAATATTCTATAAGACTTCCTAAAAAAATAGGATTAGAAAGGTTTGAGGAATTACAGCAAAGCAGATCATCAACTTTAAAACTAAGCATACCAGAAATAAAAACTAAGATTGAAGTTTATAAGCAAAAAATAAAAGTATTGCAAATTGAAAAAGGATAAACAGTTTTTAAGTCCAGAGACAGAAATAGAAATAGTAAGCCAAAACAAAAGCACAGGTAAAGTCTATTCTAAGATCACAACTTTAAAAGAATGGCAAAGCATGGAAAGGAAAGCAAACTACTTTTATAAAGCCTATCAGATTGGTTACTACCAAAATAAAGACAAAATAAAATGTTAAAATTCTTTTTTAAACTAACTTACTGTTTTATATTTGAAAAAAAAAGACATGAAAACACTAATTAAAAGACTTTACAAAGAACTACAAGAGCTGGCTAAGGCTTGCCCAAAAGAAACCAAGTGGAACGCTTAAAATTTAAAAATATGACTTTACAAGATATGCCTTTCCCTGGCAATGGTAACGGAAACTGTAACGGAGTAGGCAACCCTTTTGACTGCGAAACTGCTGCTCCAATAGATGAATATTCAGGCTACATTATGTTAGCTATTATTTTCTTAGGTTGCGTATTTATAATGATTAATTCTGTTTATAGGCTTTACAAAAAGAAAAAAAAGCAAACAGACTGGCTAGAGAAATATTATGAAGATGAGTTTGACCGAAGAATATAACGGAAGCGGCTATGAAAAGTAGCGGATAAATACCAATAAACTATCAAAATGCAATGAAGCAAATAGAAAGAATTAAACAACTAACAAGCACCGAACCCGCTATTTTATAGCCAGTGTTATGTGCTTTTAAAACACGGGTAATATGCAAAAAGATTTGATATACGACAACCAGCAAACACTTTTTGGGGCGAGGGAAATAATAGGCTTTGGAAGCAATGATTTTTATGTGAAGGAAATAGAAAGAAAACTTGCGAACGATTTGATTGTAAAAAACCACTACTCTAAGAAATATTTTAACAATAGTTACATTCATTTAGGCGTATTCATTTGCGGTGAATTATTAGGTGTTTTACAATATGGTCATTTAATGAACCCTCAAAGCAGTAGTTCTATTGTTGACGGCTCTGATAGTTATAGTTGTTTAGAATTAAACCGAATGTGGTTGGATGATAAAGCAAAACGGAATAGTGAAACAAAAGCAATTAGTTACAGCCTTAGATACATAAGAAGCAAGTTCCCAAAGATTAAGTGGATTCAAAGTTTTGCGGATGAACGTTGCGGATGCTTTGGGATAGTGTATCAGGCAGCAAGTTTTTCTTTTTATGGCGAACATGAAAGCGAGTTTTATGTGCTGGATAACGAATATTATCATAGTACATACTTTACAAACACTACTGGGAAAAGTGCATCAAAAAGTAAAAAAGCAGAAGAAACGAGAAAAAGAATAGACGAAGTAAAAAAAGAAAAACTAAGGCAATTTAGGTACATTAAATTCATTGATAAGCGTTGGAAGAAAAAGTGTTTGCTTAAAGAACAGCCATACCTTAAATATTACAACAGTGATTAGTGTTTAGCATTACGCCTAACG